CAATATTGCCGTCCTTGAAGTACAGCCTGTCAGGAACACCGCGCTGCGATGGTGAAACCCATTTAAAAGAGAGCCATCCTTTTGCTTTTGCAAGCTGCGTAACTCTGTTTTCAATGTAAGACTCGCGCATTATTTTCGATATCTCTCAGACTCATAGCCTTCAGCGTCCACAGGAAGGCCATTTGCCCACGGTGGCAACGCGCACATCAAAGACTCAAATTCAGATAAGCTGCCATGATCGTTTGGTACATCAGCAATAATTTCATCGTGAACGTGCAGAACAACAGGATATTCAGCTTTTTCTAATCGGAGAACAGCCTCGGCTAAAACGTCACGGGCTACCGCCTGAGTGATAGATTGAACCAGAGAACCGCCATAGGCTTTTATTTGACCCCACTTATGAATGTGATTGTTCATGCCCTCATATACGAGCTCAACGCCTCTGTCGGTTGGCTGTATTTTGGCGTTTGGAAATGAAAGTATGCGCTTTGATGGGAGCTTGAATAAAAGATCACCATTGACCACCTTAAATGACCCTTTAGCTGCTTGGAACTCTGTACCATAGCTCACTGCATTCTTTGCAGCTCTCTCAACATCGACCCATAGCTTTACAATTTTAGGATTAGCCTCACGCCAATCGTTCCTGATTGTTAACGCCTGACTTTCTGTTACCTCGGCGCCGTAAGCCTCAGACATTTTTTGAAATGCGCGTACACCGCCTTGATATCCCAGTGCGAGGGTTGCAACCTTGCCAACAAATCGTTGTTCTTTATTGACATCGTCATACTCTATTCCGTACATATTTGACGCCGTTGCTTTATAGATGTCTCGACCTGATCGGAAGACATCAAGAACGTCTTCACTGTCTGATAGCCACGCTAAAACTCTAGCCTCAATACTTGAGTAATCTGCAACCACTAACCTGTTGCCGTCCGAAGGTATCAGCATCCCACGAAGGCACGACGCCAGAGCATCCATTGGGTCACCCTTTATTACTTTTGGATCACGCTGACGCATCAGCTCAATCACGGCATCAACATCATCAACATTTGGGCGTGGAAGGTTTTGAGGTTGAAAGTGTCTGCCTACCCACCTTCCAGTGGCAGCTCCGTGATAAGTCAACACGCCGTGCGCTCGACCATCTTGCCCAAGGCACTTCAGCATCGCTTCAAACTTCTTAGTGCTGGTGCGGCTCAGTGACTGACGTATTTTAAGAAACTGTTTAACAATCTTTGTCGCAGATGGGTCGTCTAACGCCTCGGCAATGGTTGCCTTGTCATAGGCTTTTAAGTCATAACCTTGCTCTGCAACCCACGCTGTTGCTTTGGCTCGACTACCGGTTGAGTCCATCGAACCATTAGTAATTTCGTGTATCTTTTTGTTACACCGAGCGGTGTGCTGCTCAATAATATTAAGAGCATTTTCTATGC